TTCATCATCACAAATTTAAAAAGACAAGTTGGTAAAATTTCAATACAAACAAGGGAAGTATAATGGCAAGTTATTTTATATATGATAGTATTAATCAATACAGAAGTGATAACACAGTAAGTGAAGGACAAATGACAGATAGTGGTACACCTACTTTTTCTGCAACATCAACTATTACAGATCACGAAAGAGCATCAGATCAAAACATAGGAACTATTATTAGTGCAGTAGCAGATAGAGATGCAATAGAATATGCAGTTGGTAGTAGTGCAACAGCAGATGCTGCAGCAGTTTATTTTACTGGAGATGATGGAGTATCAAGTGGTACTATTATGACTTTCTTTGTAGATACTGATAGAGCAAGTTTACCAAGCAAAGGTACAATATCAGCAGTAAGTGCAGCAGGTTGGGCAGTAGCAGATTTAACAGAAACTACTGGAACAAAATTCTTTACTGAATTTAATGGATCAGTAACCAATGTATCAGAAATCCTAATTGGTAAAAAATTAGCTTTTGAAGTAGAACCTGATGTCAATGTGCAATCATCTATTAATTATCAAAACGAAGTTCAAAGATCATTAGGTGGAGTTGAGTATGCTTTAAATGTCAATCAAGGACAAGAAGTAATTACAATAAGTTTTCAAAACATTTCAAGCACATTCAAAACAAATCTTATCACAATGCAAGATGCTTTAAAAGGTGAAGCAACTAAATTTTTATACAATGATGGATCATCTTTCCATTGGGTACGATTGGATAAACCAATGACATTTACTGAAATAGCAGATGGAAGATTTAGCACACAAATCGTTTTAAGGCAACAAATCCAGTAAATACAAGACTTTTATACTGAAAGGTATATAATCACCCCATAAACAAGGAAGCCCATTAATTTGGGCTTTTTTGTATCTTAAATAAATAACCCTTTAAATTGTGTATAACTATGTGGATAACAAGTCTTATCAAAGGGTTATACTAAGGGTGCAAGAAAAAGACAAAGACAAAGATAAATATAAAGTTAAAGCAAAAGAAGAATTAAAAGACTAAGTAAAAATAAAACTTGACATTAATAAAAAAAAAGAATTAGTTTGTTTTCAAATATGTTAATTACAAAGGAGAATAAAATGAAATGGTATTACGAAGGAATTGAATTACACTCTAAACTATTTGACGAGGAGTTAAAAGTTCGTGAAAATTGGACTTTAGAAGATTGGCGAGATTGGAACTCTTATAAACCTGCAAGAAATGATGAATTACAAAAAGAGTTTGATAAAGCAACTGAATTAAATATTCGAAAAGAATTAATAAAATATAATTGTGGAGAAACTAACAATTATGAATATTTGATTGAGCGAGAAAAAGAGGAGTTAGAAAAAGGAGAATAAAATGTTAGTAGAAATTGTAACTTACACTATCTTTATGATAGTTATGTGGGAATTTTTAAAAAAGGTGGTTAGAGAATGGTACTTGTAAAACTTACCTTAGAAGAATTAGAATTGTTGATTGAAGTAATGGAACGAAACAGAATCGACAATGATAATGAAAATTCACTTAGACACGATTTACGATCCATTCGTGAACAAGTGGAAAATGAGAAAAATCGTTTAGCAGAAGAAATGGCAAAAAGACCTAAAGAAGAAATGAGGTTGATACCAAATCCGACATCTGCTGAACACATTGAGTAGGAGAAAATAATGAATTTAATCAATCAAGTATATGAAACAAAAGATTACGATTTATTTAAATTTATACATGGAAATAGAAATGTAAATAATTTGCAATTAGATAGATTAGAAAAATCTATATCTGAACAATATATACAAGTACCAATAATTGTTAATGAAAAATATGAAATTATTGATGGGCAACATAGATTTACCGTTTTAAAGTCTTTAAAAAAACCTATATATTTTATTAAAGTTGATGGTTTAGGAATGTCAGAAGTCCATAGATTAAATACTATTAATAAAAATTGGACTTTAGAAGATTATATGAATAGCTATTGCAACAAAGGACTTTCTGAATACTTAAAATTTAAAGCTTTTAAAGATAGGTATAAATTTAGTTATGCTGAATGTCTTAAATTATTGGTAGATCACGCAAATACGAATAATCAAGAAAAATTTAGACAAGGAAAGTTTAAAATAAAATCATTAGAATATGCAGAACATAATGCACAAATAATATTATCTTATGAAAAATATTATGATGGAGTAAGAAGAAGATGTTTTGTTGCAGCGATTTTAGATTGTTTAAAATTAAAGGATTTTAAACACAGAACTCTTTTAAAAAAGATGAGTTATCAAAGTCAAAAAATTTCGCACCAATCATCTAAAGAAGATTATTTAAGAATAATTGAAAAAATATACAATTTCAATACAAAAAATAAAATAAGACTAAACTATTAAAAGGAGAAAAATATGGCTTTTGTAAATTTAAAAGACCTAAAAGCAAACATAGGTGGACAACTTAGATTGACTTTAAATTCAAGTGGTGTCTACGAAGAAAAAGAATGGCAAGGTAAAAAGTTCAATACCTTTAAGTATGAAGTATTGGAAGATGGTAAAGCATTAACTTTAGATGCTACTGATTCACTTAAAAGGAAACTTGATCTTATTAAAACTGGAGATGACTTCTTGTTAAGTTGGGAACAATTTACTACCAATGAAGGACAACTTCGTAATTACTGGAAAGTTGAAAAGGTAAGCAAAGAATCTGCTAATCCTCAATTTGAAAATGTAAAGAAAAGTGTAAACGAGTTTGAACAACAACTTCAAAAAGATAAAGCACTAAAACAGCAAGTTAATACTACCAATAGCACTTTTACTAATGGGGCAAGATTCGGTATGATTTTCAACAACTGTGTTAGACTTTACATTGAAAATGGAATGAAATGGACTACTGATGAATTTGTAAACAACTTTAATCGAGTAGAAGGTTGGGTGGAAGCATGTGAAAATCCATCTACCATACCTACTGCAAGTAAACCAAGTGAACCAGTACATATAGACGATGACGAACTTCCCTTTTAATGATGACTAACGAAAATATAATAATAACACTTTTATTATTAGTTGTTTGGTTATTAATTTCATTATTTGGAATTATGTTTGTGGGGCTAATATTACTTTAAAGGAAAAAATGGGGCAACTACTTCTTATACTCTTTTGTTTAATTAACATATCACAATCGAATAGTAGTTGTCCCTTTCTCCTAAAGAGGTTGATATGATTAATGAGGGACTATTCACATCAAATAAAGATGATTGGCAAACTCCAAAATGGTTATTTGAAAAATTAAATAAACATTTCAAGTTTAATTTAGATGTATGTGCTAATGATGAAAATGCTTTATGTGATAAGTATTATACAAGCTATGATAGTTGTTTAGATAAAGATTGGGAAATGTGCAACTTTATGAATCCACCCTATGGTAGGCAAATTTCAAAGTTTGTAAAAAAAGCACATGATCAATGGTTAGAAAACGATTGCACTACTGTCGCATTAATACCTGCAAGAACTGATACTAAATGGTTTCACAGTTATATTTACCAACCTGCTACTATTATATTTATAAAAGGACGATTAAAATTTGAAGGTGGAGAAAAACTTGCACCTGCACCTTTTCCAAGTATGATAGTAATATGGTGGGGAACAGAAAAAATTACTGATGAAGATTTTTTAAATGATGAAAAAATATATCAAATAATAAATGACAAAAGATAGGGTACATAAACTTAATCAAAAAGCAAAAGAGATTGCTGAAATGTTTAGCAACCCTAATCGTCAATTCAATCACACCAAAGAAACATTTATAGTAGCCAAGATTAAACCATTAAGTGAATTGACTGCTGGTATATTGTTCAAAAAGAGTTCAGGTAAAATGGCTTTAGCTATCGCATTTTGGAAAAACAACAAAGGTGGTCATTGGGATTATTTTTTTCCTACTGATAGTCATGTATTAGGACTTAGAAAAATGGAAAAACTTTTAGAAAGTGTAGAGGAATATAATTATGGGAAAAATTAATTCACAAGCTAAAGGCAAAAGAGCAGAACGAGAAGTTGCTAAATTAATTAATAGATATTTAGGAACGAATGTAAGACGAACTCCACAATCAGGTGGAATGTCAATTAAGGGAGATATTATAGATATAAACCCTGATTCTGCTGCATATCAATTTCACTTTGAAGTTAAGGATCAGAAAAAACTTATGATTCCTAAATGGTGGGAACAAATAGATTATGATTGTCCAGTAGCAAAAACACCAGTAAATGTATTTAAGATGAATGCACAGTTTTACGCCACAATGCAATTTACTGATTGGCTATCATTATTAGCAGAAATAGAAGAATTAAAAGAATCTAATAGAGGTTTAGAAGAAGAAGTAGAAGATAGAACACATAAGTATAATCTTCTGTTAAGAAAATCAGAAGATCAATCTGATAACGATTGATAATGAAAAAGGAGAATAAAATGGAATTAAGCAAAAGAGAAATAGCTTGGCAAGAAAGAAAAGCTAAATCACACCCAACTTATGATATGTGGGGAAAGTATGCTGGAACTTTACAAGAAAGAATGTCAAAAGTAAAAGCAGTTGATCCCTATAGCGAAGAAGGACAAAAACTACAAATGGAATCAAGAAAAAAGTATGGTGCTTGGTGGTTGTTTACTGATAACAAACTACAAAAGCTAACCAACAATACTTGGATTATGCAGTTTTATGTACCTGATGAAAGGAGAAAAAAGTAATGGCACATACAATTTATAAAAACTATTTAGGAAAAAGACTTAAATCTGTAACTACTATTATCAATGGAAATCTTGGATGGAACAAGGGAAATCTTTTGGGGTGGACAAGAAAACATTGTTTAAATGGAGAAGATTCTATGAAGTTACTAAAAGAAGCTGGTAGAATCGGTACACTTGCACACATTATGATTGAAGAATTTATTAAGGGTGGTGCAGTAAATTTAGATGGATATTCGGCTTCCGAAATATCACAAGCCAAGAATGCTTATTATGGATTTTATCAATGGTTTGTTGATAACGATGTAGAGTTTGATAAAACAGAAATGAAATTAGTATCAGAAAAATATCAATTTGGTGGAACTTTTGATGCTTTATGTTTTGTCAATGGAAAGTTTGTTATTTGTGATTGGAAAACCAGTACAGGTGTGTATGATGAATTTTTAATCCAGTTGGGTGCTTATAGACAACTAATTAAAGAAAATCTTAGTTATGACATAAAAGGTGCAATACTTCTTAAATTGGACAAAGAAGAAAAAGGAGTCTATGAAGAACACCATTACAAGATTAAAGACTTGAATTGGGGTTGGAAGATGTTTAAACTATTGCTAAAAATTCAGGAGAATAAAAGATGAGAAAAAGATTTTTAGATGCAGATATAAACTCAAAGACTTTTTTTAGAAAGTTGTCAGTTCACGAAAAAGTGCTTTGGTATTACATTAGTACAAGTTGTTCACATGATGGTTTCTTTGAATACGATAAAGAAAGTATTGCATTTTATTGTAATGGATATGATGGAGAAATACCTGAAGTAATTAAAGAAAAAATGGGTATGATCCAAGTAGATGACACACAATATCTTCTTGTTAATTGGATTAAGTTCCAGTATAAAGAACTAAAAGAAAATGTAGCAACTCACAAACGAATCATTGAACGATTACGAAGAAAAGGATTAGATCAACACTTTCCTGAATTGCAGGAGGACTTTTAAATGAAAGTAAAAGAACTCAATTCAATTTTAGTATATTGCAAAGTGAATAATTTATATGAAATAGAATATGTTAGTGCAATCGGAGAAATAGAACCAAACTTACAGGAGTCTATGCAGTTGTATTGCCATAGATTAAAAATGTTTGTAACAGTAAAAGATATTATAACCAAAGCCAAGAAACATGGCTACGAAGGTTTGGGATAGTTGTGATGAAACAAAGAAAGGAATTTTCACCCTACATCACATTGGCTTGGCAGCTTATCCCAAAAGAATTATGAAAACTAATTATACACTTATAGGCGATGTAAGAGAGAAGTTAAAAGAACTTCCTGATAAGTCTATTCAGATGTGTGTAACATCACCACCATATTATGCTTTAAGAGATTATGGAGAATCAAATCAATTAGGACTTGAAGATACTCCTGAAGAATTTGTAGAAAATATGGTAGAAGTATTTGCAGAAGTCCATAGAGTATTAAGAGATGATGGGACACTATGGTTAAATCTTGGTGATAGTTACTTAAAAGATAAACAATTAGGGTTTATACCACAGAAAGTAGCAATAGCATTACAAGAATGGGGTTGGATATTAAGACAAGATATTATTTGGGCAAAAAAGAATTGTATGCCTGAAAGTGTTAAGGATCGGTTTACTAAATCACATGAGTATATTTTCTTATTCTCAAAGCAACCTAAATATTTTTTTAATCAAGTATTAGAGCCAGTAAAAAATAATACTGTAAAAAAAAGAACAATAAAAGGGAGTGGAATGCGACCTGATGAAATAAAAAAATTAAAAAAAGGTGGCACAGCAGGTTATACGAATAATATGAGAAATAAAAGATCAGTATGGAATATGAGAACAGCATCATATAAAGAAGCACATTTTGCAGTATTTCCACCTGAATTAGCCGAAACTTGTATTAAAGCAGGTTGTCCTGAAAAAATATGTGCAGAATGTGGTACACCTTACAAAAAACAAACGAAAGTAGAAAAAAATCTTACTATTGAAGAAGTGGAAAAGATTAGAAAAAAAATTATTGATACGAATAAAGAAAAAAAACCTTATGCAATTATTGAAAAAGAATTTCGTAATCAAGTTATAGAATATAGAAATTTACCTAATCATGATGAATTAAAAAACTATTTAAAAAGCTATAAAAATAAGTCCAATCTAACTATAGATGAAATAGAAGAACATTTTTCTACACAAGCTCCTCATCATTGGTTTGAGAAAGGGGGTAGTTATCCGAGTAAAAATGATTGGATTAAACTTAAAAAATTATTATCATTAGATGATACCTATGATAAAGTTATGACTGAAGTGTTTTATAAATCAGGACTTAAAGGTGAAAATAATTATATTGATAATGGTTTGAAAAAACAATGCGATTGTGAAACCAATGAAACAAAATCAGGTATTGTATTAGATTGTTTTATGGGATCGGGAACAACTGCGATGGTAGCACAAGATTTATTTAGAAAATGGATCGGAGTAGAACTAAATCCTGAATATGAAAAACTAATTCGTAAACGAACAGCACAACAGGTATTATTTTGAAAAACAATATTGAGAATACTGCAAGATCATACCAAGACCTAATAGATGAAGTAGAACAAGAGCAAGCAAAAATGCTTGAAGAACTAAAGTATGTACTGACTGGGATCGTAGCAGGTAGAGAGCTAACAGATCAAGAATATCAATGTTTCTACGATAGATCCATATACAAGAAACCTTTTGCAGACATAGCATTTAACATGAGAATATCAGAATCGGCTTGTAAGACTTACTATAATAGAGCCATCAAAAAACTATCTAAACAAGCCACCATAATTAAGCATTTACTTCGTAGAAAATAATTTCTTTATTTTCTTGACATTTGTTTTAGAACCCCCTATATTATAGTGTTAATTAAAACAAAGGAGAATAAAATGAAATGCAAAGATGATTGGACTTATAGACCTCACGAAAGCTTGGAAAGTGAAAAAGAAGAAGCATGTAAATTAGCAGAATATAGATTGCTTAAAAAGCTATATCAAGAGGCAAAAAGATTAGAAAAGAAAGATGATTCATACTACACTACTTTGAAATGGTTGGAAAGAAAGTATGATTCACACCCAAAATCAAGTCTTTAAATTGTACTACCTCTATATCAGTTAAGTGCAGAAAGCCCTTCAAACGAGGGGTTTTTTGTAGTCCTCAAAAAAAAATCTTTCTTAACAATATCAACACTTACAAGCATTTATAAGACTTTACTAAGGGTTTCTTGTAGTCTTTTTCCCTATATAGTAGAAGGGTAACACCTTCCCTTTCGTTTTAATAACGAACATAACCTTCAAATAGTGGGGTGATTAGTTTGGCTGCAGTCAAAACAAAAAAGAAAAAGGTTGATAAACAACCAAAGAACAACGATAAAAAACTCAAAGGTGGAGTAACTGGAAAAGGTTGGGTTAAAGGACAATCAGGTAATCCTAAAGGCAGACCACCAAAAGAGTTTGCATTAAATGATCATATTAGAGAAATAGCTAATCAACCAGTTGGAAAGACTAAAAAGACTATGTTGGAGAATGTAGTAAATACAGTATATCAAGAAGCATTAAGTGGGAATATGACTGCTGTAAACTTCTTGGCAGATAGAATCTTGGGTAAACCAAGTCAAAGTATAGGGATCAAGGATATTTCAGAAGAACCGATTAAGGTATTTGATATAGATGGATTGGACGATTGATGCCACAAGAAAAGAAATCCTTAATGA